GCAATATCAGGAGAATGAAGATAGACAGTATTATATTAATGTTGGAGGGCGGAAACGATGAATACATTTGATATTTATTTAAAAGGTGGGCAGGTTGTGACGGTGGAAACAGCGCACACTTTTCAGGATCTTATAGAATTTGTTTATTGTGAAGACGAAAGAGAAATTTTGTTATCTTTCAAGGATTTAACGATTGTGAAAAGTCACATTTCAGCTATAAAAGACGTTACAAAAACAAAGCGATCAGAAAAAAACCCTTATGAACATTTAATTTTTCATGACGTTCCTATACCCTATAAACCGTGGGAGGAACAAAAATAAATCTTTCCCTTTCTAGGAAAAATGGTATAATAAATTTACACAAAATATATTCTTATTCGTTACTTGGGGTGTGGGAACCTGAAGGAGCCTAGCGAATGAGATTAAAGGTTTTTGGAATTTCTCTATCGTAGTATAAGGCGATTAATAAAAACGGTTTTTGCCGCTGCTTATACAGTATTTCACCGCTAAAGGGATAGAAAAAGCTTTCACTGGACAGAGTAGCCCGGTGGAGGCTTTTTTGCGTATAATAGAGGTATAACTAAGGGAGGCGAAATGATGGCGAATATAAAAGGAATTGAAGAGATTTATGAAGATGCCAAGTATTATGTTATTGAGCAGCAGAAGGCTTCTGTTTCGATGCTTCAGAGACGCTTCAGAATTGGATATGGCAAGGCTTCACAGCTTATTGATAGATTAGAGGCGGACGGTGTTATAGGGCCGTATGAGGGCAGTAAACCGCGTACAGTGTTGCAAAAGGAGCAAGATAAGCCTAAACCCCTTTCATTGGCGGAAACGGAAGAGGCTATAGAAGAGGCGGGGGAGGTTTCAGAAGAGGTAGAAGAGGCCCCGAAAGAGCCGGAAAAAGTAGGTAGAAAACAGCTATATGATGAAATGGAAATAGACGATAAATTAGATGCTATTAGGGGTTGGGCTATGTCGGGTTCTACCGATAAAGACATTTACACTATGCTTGAAGTGAGTAAGGAAACTTTCTATAAATGGAAGCGTGAACGCTCACAATTTGCTGACGCACTAAAAAAGGGCAAGCATATTGCAAACGGCGAGCTTCAAAATTCCGCTTACAAGCAGGCTATGGGCTACTATCAAACCGTTACTGAGCCGATGAAGGTAAAGCGGGGGCAGGATTGGGAAGAGATAGAAATGGTAACATATGAGAAGTTTATTCCCGCTAATAATACAATGAACATCTTTATGCTTAAAAACCGTATGCCTGAAGTGTATAAAGACAAGCAGCACACTGAGCATTCAGGCGGCGTTAATATTTCTTTTGTAGATAATATTCCCGATACGGATGATGAAGACAATGAAGACGAAGAATAAAACGAAATACATTGATCTAAAGAAAGTCATAGGCAAGGGTTATAACCGCTTTTGGCACTGTAAAAAACGATATGTAGCCATAAAAGGGGGCCGGGGTAGCAAAAAGAGTAAAACTACTGCTATTCGATGGATTAAATTATTGATGCAATACCCTTTAGCTAATTTGCTTGTTATTCGTAAAGTAAAGGACACTATGAAGGATTCATGTTGGTCTGATTTAAAATGGGCCGCTAACGTGCTTCAGGTTTCGGACCAGTGGAACTTCCAACTATCTCCGCTGCAAGCAACATACCTGCCCACGGGCCAAAAAATATTATTCAGGGGCTTAGATGATCCGTTGAAAATTACGTCTATCACAGTGGAAAAAGGGTATCTTTGTTGGGCGTGGTTTGAAGAGGCTTATGAAATTGTAAAAGAAGATGATTTTGATAAGATTGATATGTCCATACGGGGTGAACTGCCTGAAGGATATTTCAAACAATTAGTTGTTACGTTTAACCCATGGTCTGAGAAGCATTGGCTAAAGGCCCGTTTCTTCGATAACCCGGATGAAAGAACATTCTCTTTTACCACAACCTATAAATGCAATGAATTTCTAGGGGATGATGATAGGCAGCTCTTTGAATGGATGAAGCAGAATAAGCCCCGCCGCTATCACATTGAAGGGCGCGGAAATTGGGGTATATCTGAAGGCGTTATTTATGAGGGATGGGAAGAGAAAGCTTTTGATATAGACGCATTGGCCCAAAATAAAGACGAATTATTCAGGGTAGGGTTAGACTTTGGTTACAGCGCAGATCCTACGGGCCTAGTTGCTTTATTTATAAATATGGGTGCAAGAACTATTCACATATTTGATGAACATTATGAAAAAGGAATGCTAAATAATCAGATTGCTAAAATGATTGAGGACAAAGGTTTCAAGAAAAGTAGAATTACAGCAGATGGAAGTGAACCCAAGTCTATTGATGAATTAAAAGCGTTGGGGATATTCGGCGTTAAAGCGGCAGTTAAAGGCCCTGATAGCATAAACACAGGCATTCAGTTTGTAAATCAGTTTAAAATATATGTTCATCCCCGCTGCACTAACACTATTATAGAGCTTTCAAATTATGTATGGGATAAAAACAAAGAAGGCAGACAGATTAATAAGCCTATTGATGATTACAACCATATTTTAGATGCTTTACGTTATGCAGTAGAGGATCTTGCACGAATGAAGCAGCCACGGGTACGCAGTCTATAGTATTATTAAATTATTATATTGGAGGTGTTTGCATGGGATGGCTTAAAGGATTCAGAAAGAAGGCGGGGCAGATTCAGCGCTCTATTGTTCGCATGTACGGATTGGAGCCTATTTGGTCTGATAAGAACTATGAGAACTTCGCAAAAGAGGGATATAACCAAAATATATGGGTTAACGCCTGCATAAAAGCTATTGCTGAAGCAGCGGCGAACGTGCCTATTATTTTATATGCAGACCGCAAAAAGGAAAAAGAGATTGAAGAACATGAGCTTTTGGATTTATTGGAAAAGCCGAACGAATTTCAATCTAAATCAGAATTTATTGAAGCTTATATTTCTTATCTGTTAATTGCGGGAAACTCATATATTGATATGGTAGGGCCTAATACAGATACAGACCCTAATTCTAAACCGTCTGAGCTATGGAATTTACGGCCTGATAGGGTGCAGATTAAACCCGATGCTATGGATTATATAGCGGGCTATACGTATACAGCAAATGGAATTCCTGTTTATAGGGACAAGCGCCAAGTTTCGCACATTAAATACTTCAATCCGATTGATGATTTTTATGGATTAAGCCCTATTGAAGTTGCTGCAAGGGGTATTGATAATGCTAATGCCGCTACTACTTGGAATAATGGCCTATTAAACAATGGTGCGCGTCCTTCAGGAGCTTTTGTTACTGAAGAGTATTTACAAGACCATCAGTACGACAGAATGAAAGAGGAAATAGATACAAATGTTAAAGGTGCTAAGAATGCAGGCAAGCCGCTCATTTTAGAAGGTGGCGTAAAATGGCAGGAAATGAGTCTATCCCCGCGTGATTTAGATTTTGTTAATTCGCGTAAGATGTCTACCCTTGAAATATGCGCAGCGTTCCGCGTTCCGCCTGAAATCGTGGGATATGGAGAGCAGAAAACGTATAACAATTATAAAGAGGCCCGCGCCGCTTTTTATGAAGACTCTGTTCTTCCTTTAGTGGGCAAGATGTTAGATAAACTAAATGCGGATCTTGTGCCTAAATTCGATAATCGTTTACGCCTTGACGTAGATTTAACAAAAGTTGAAGCGCTTCAGGTTAACAAAGAGCTTATGTATGAGCGAGTAGTAAAAGCATGGTTAGGTGGATTAGTTACAAAAGATGAAGGTCGCGCTGAATTAGGATATGAGGAAAGCCCGGATGGAAAAGGCGGGGAATATGTACCTGATCCGCGTTACGCTGCTATGAATAATGGAAATAACAATAGATGGGGCAGCGGGGGCAATGGCTCAGGAAATGGAAGAGGCAGACCAAGGGGCAGTGGTTCAGGTTCCGGCGCTCAGGAAGAAGAGGGCAAAAGCGGCAGTTTTTTTTTGACCATTAAAGCATTTGACTTAT